TTATAAGGGAGGGCGGTTATTAGACCTAAAAGTTATAACGCCCGCTGGACACATGTTCATGTACTACTTTGGAATTTTTGAAAAACTCGTTTTATACTCGGCGAACTTATCAATTATGATAACATCATGAAAAAAGTGCTTGACATTTGATTTGAAAATTGATATAATACAAATTATGAGTAAAGAAATATCAACCAGAATAAGTCCTGAAGGACTCGAGATTGCGAATGCTTATCTACAACTAGGTAGTGTTCAGTTAGTTTCATCACACCTAAATATTGATGAAGCACAAGTCTCAGAGTTTCTAGGTAAACGAGAAGTTAAAGCGTATGTAGACCAAGTGTTCTTAGACACAGGTTACAGAAATCGTTTTAAATTAGGACAAGCTCTGGATACACTGATAGAGAAGAAGCTGGAGGAGGCAGAAGAATCCGAAATATATAGTAATAAAGATTTAGCAGACTTATATGCATTAGCACACAAAATGCGTATGGACGAGATGAAAGCTCAAACCGAACTGGAAAAGGCAAAAGCGTCACAAATAAAAACACAAAATAATGTACAAATAAACGCAGAAGTTCCGTTCGGACAGGGCAACTATGGAGAATTAATGAAAAAACTGCTAGACAAAAAATAATTTATGATAGACAGTATTATTGGAGTTCTAGGATTATCACTTTTTGCTTGGGGACTTATAAGGATTTATGTAGTAACAGAAAAACCTTTTAAAAAACCAAAAATTGTTGAAGTCTTAAAGATACTCAAAGATTAAAAGAACAAAACAAAATGGGAGAAATATTTACATTGGTCGCAGAATTAGGGTTACCTATAGCTGGGGCTATCACTATGGCTTATTTTATTTTTATTATCATGAAGCAACTAATGAATAATTTGGTTGCAGAGATAAAAGTAATAGAAGGCATATCTAAAATGCTCATTACTAGAGCGCACGTTATGAACAACGACATTATTCGTATTGATACTTCTGTATCATCTGTCGTTGGATTATCCCCTGATTTAGATAGAATTGCTAGAGCACAAAACTTCGTAGAGGACGGAACGATAGACGCTAGGAGAGACTAGTGGATATCGTATACTTAATAGAAACCTTTGGATTTGAGGTAGTCATGATAATTGGTCTTGGCTATTTCGTATTTTTTGTGTGGCAAACTATAACTAAGACTATAAACCCCGCTTTAATTTCAATGAAAGCAACAATTATAAGACTTACTGACCAACTCAGGTTATTAGACCAGGACATGATTCGTTTACAGCAAAAAGTAAATACTGTGACCGAGTTAAGAGAAGAGGGAAAACTAAATGAAGAAGCTATTAATACTTCTACTACTAAGTCCGACACTACTAAGTGATGAAATAGTACAAAAATTCAAAAACCCTTCTTTTAGTGGACAGGGTACATCTGCACATTATCTTACAATAGAAAACCAAGAAAAGTCTCGAAAAGAAAAAATACAAGATGATATCGAGGCAGCACTAAAAGCAGAACTAAGAGCAGGAGAAAATACTACTCTTGCAAAATTTGTAAGAAACTTAGAAAGTAGAATATATGCACAACTATCAAAACAACTTGTGGATAATATGTTTGGTAATGAAACAGATGTAAATAATGGTTCTTTTGAGCTTGAAGGAAATCTCATTGATTATAGCAGAGGAGAACAATGTGATGAAGATGGTATCTGTGTAGATGCGATTGTTATGACTATCCAAGATTCAGAGGGTTCATCTACTGAAATTGTTATTCCTATAGGTACTGGAGGATTTTAATGAAAGTTCTAAGCATACTGCTAGTTTTATTACTTGCTAGCTGTGCAAGTATTCCTTCTGTTACTGACTCTTGTGAAAAAGGATTAATGAAAGAATTTGGTCAATGCATTGAAGAACCAGAAATAGTTAAACTTCCTACTTATAAAGAATTATTAGAAATAGAGCCAGCAGCAGTAATGCCAGTAGTTGCAGTTTATAACTGTAAAGATTTAACAGGACAAAGAAAAAGAAGAGACAGTTTAGCTGATTTTAGTACTGCAGTAACTCAAGGTTGTACAGAATTATTAATTGATGCACTAAAAACAGCAGCGAGTGGAAAGTGGTTTAGAGTTGTAGAAAGACATGGTATTGACCACTTAGTAAGAGAAAGACAAATCGTAAGAAGTACTCGTGAAGACCATAACGAAAATAAAGGATTACAGCCTTTACTATTTGCAGGTATTATAATAGAAGGTGGCATAATAGGATATGACACAAATATTACAAGCGGTGGTAGAGGAGCAAGAGCATTAGGTATTGGACACTCAACAACTTATAGAAAAGATGTTGTTACTTTTAGTTTACGAGGAGTAAGTGTTCTCACAGGAGAAATACTACTTAATGTTCAGACAAAGAAAACAATTCTATCTGTTGGAACAGGATTTGATGTATTTAAGTTTGTAGACACAGACACAAATCTATTAGAGATAGAAGACGGTGTCGCTGATAATGAAAGCGTAACCGTAGCAGTTCGTTCGGCCATTGAGGCCAGCGTTGTCGCAATGATTCGTCAAGGCGATGACAGAGGCTTTTGGAAACTTCAAAAGCAAGGAGAAAACGATGAATAAATTATGTGCACTAATTGTTCTGGCTTTTTCTGCGTGGATGTTAGCTGATGCTACAGATAACGAGATTTTTCTTGAACAATCTGGAGACACTCTAACCTTAACTATTGACCAAGTTGGTTTCGGTAATAAATTTTGTGGTACTATATCAAGTGGAGCATGCGCAAGCGACATGATGATAACAGGAAGCAACATTACATTTAACGTAGACCAAATTGGTAACTCAAACCAGTTATTCGGACCTATCGTATTAAGTAACTCTAATATTGATATGGTATTTACTGGGGATAGCAATGTTTATGATTGGAATATCGGTGGTAACTCCGCAGCAAGTAACTTAGACTTAGACTTAACAGTTACAGGTAGTTCAAACAGTTGGAACGTAGATATTGGTGCAAACCAATCTGCTACTTTCTTAAACTACGATTTAACACTAACAGGAAGCTCAAATGTATTTACTACAGTTGTTGATTCTAGTAATGTTAAGTGGGATTGGACTATTACAGGCGGAAACAACGATATTAACACACTACAAAAAGATGCAGACCAACTTTTAACAGCAGAACTTTCAGGAAGTGATGGCGACATTGACATAGTTCAACAGTCAGGCACATGCCCTACAGGTACTTCAAGCTGTTCAGGCATAATTAATATTGATATAACTTCAGATGATGCAACAGTTACTATCAATCAAAAAGATACTGGCGATTAGTCTATTTTCAAGCATAATATATGCTGAAAAGGTAGGCGATATCACAGAGCAGTCTGGTAATGGAGCAATCTCCAGACAGACTCAAGAGTTTGTTGCCGAAATCGGAAGTGGAGTAGAATTTATGGACTCCCTGATGACAGGCAACGGACGAATGGCTGTAGAGTTCTTGGACGACTCACAAATTAGAATCACCGAGAACTCCACAGTAGTCATAGACCAATTTGTTTATGATGCAAACCCAGACAACTCCAAAATGGCGTTGTCTTTTGCTAAGGGAACAGCACGATTTATTAGTGGTTCCATTGGCAAGATGAAAAAAGAAAATATAAAATTAAAAACTAATACCGCAACAATAGGTATTAGAGGAACAGATTTCACAGTAACTGTAGATGAATTAGATAGAACTTTAGTAATACTACTTCCAGATAAGAATGGAGAATCATCAGGAGAAATAACAGTTACTAACGAAGGAGGAACTGTAACTTTAAACGAAGCGTTTCAAGCTACAATAGTATCAACAATATCTACTCCTCCAGCAAATCCTGTGCAGATTGAAAATATTACAGTTGCACAGATTGATAACTTATTTATAGTAAGTCCGCCTCAAGAAATACAAAAAGTACAAGAGGAAGCAAGAACAGAAAATAATTCGAACAATATATTGACTGCGGACTTTTTAGAATTTAACGAATTAGAAAAAGATTATTTAGAGGAAGAGCCAGATTGGAGTTTCTCAGAACTTGACATTGATTTACTAGATGTTGATTTTTTACAAGATTTACTACTAATTATAGAAGAATCAGATTTACTTAGTAGAAAGTCTTCAGAAGGTTTTGATGGTATAATGATTGAAGGAACTCAACCAGGACTTGACCCAGATACACAATACAACACTATTGTTGAAGACACGGGGTTTGTTTGGTTTTACCGACAAGTTGACGGTATAATTAGTATAAGAATACCAGTAGATTCAAATGCTTATATTAATACAGTTACAGACCAAAAAGAAAGTATCATAACCGTAGGAGACGGAACTTCTGCAATGATTACGATAACACAAGTACAATGAAAATATCAAAATATATTTACAAAAATTATATCTACCGAACAATTTGCTCGGCACTTTCATTATTAAATTTACTTATAACTAAAGTACTGAAAAATGCCGTAAATAAAATAAGTATAAACAACAACTTAAATTCAAAAATTTTACATATATGTTATGTAAATTCAAATTTTCGTGAGATGAAAGATTTATGTGACTTGAATGATAAAATGGTAAAGAGAGACAAGAAATGAGACTATTAATTTTACTACTACCTTTTTACTTATATACTGCTGATAATGAAATAACTATTGAACAGAGTGGAGATAATTTAAACTTAAATATTGAGCAAGTCGGATATTCAAATGTCATTAGGCGTTGGAGGAGTTGGGACGAAGGAATAGTAGGCGATAACAACTCGTTAGATATTAGACAGCATAAAAATAAAGGAAGTGCGTCTGACCAGCATATAATTGAGATAAGACAAATAGATGGAACAGGAAACAATTTAGCTTTAGGAACTGGTTGGAATATAGGTACAAATGGAACATTTACAATCGATAACTCCGAATACGGAGATACATTTAGTCACATTAATATTACAGGAGACTATAACAATATTCAAATGGTTCAAAGAACAAACAGTAGTTCTTCTGGACATAGATACTGGTTACATGTTGAGGGAGATAGTAATGATATAAGAACTGTGCAAAGAGGTGGAGGTGGACATTATATTAATTTAGATATATTTAATGATAGTAATGATGTTGTATTAAGTCAAACAAATACTGGAAGTCATACTGCAGATGTCAGACTATACGGAACTCAACCAACCGATATAAGTCTTATTCAAAATGGTTGGAATAATAAATCATATAGTGTAACTAATTATTGTTATACTAGCGGTGGTTGTTCAATATCGGTAACACAAGAATGAAAAAGAGAGACCCATTAAAAGGAACTGGTAAAAAACCTAAAGGTTCTAAAAGAAGATTATATACTGACGAAAATCCTAAAGATACGGTTAGGATTAAGTTTGCTACTATGAAAGACGCAAGAGCAACAGTCAGAAAAGTAAAAAGAGTTCGTAAATCATATGCCCGCAAAATTCAAATACTTACTGTAGGAGAACAAAGAGCAAGAGTTATGGGAAAGAAAACCGTAGCTTCAATATTTAAAGCAGGCAAAGCAAGTTTAAGGAGGGCAAACAATGCCAAGAAAAACAAGACGAAAAAAACGAGACCCAAGACTCGCAAGAGCAGGCGTTAGTGGTTTCAATAAACCAAAAAGAACTCCAAACCATGCAACTAAATCTCATATAGTAGTTGCAAAAGTTGGAGATAAAATTAAAACTATTCGCTTTGGACAGCAAGGAGCTAGTACTGCAGGTAAACCTAAAAAAGGTGAATCTGCAAGAATGAAAGCTAAACGAAAGTCTTTCAAAGCAAGACATAGAAGGAACATAGCCAAAGGAAGAATGTCTGCTGCATATTGGGCAGATAAGGTTAAATGGTAGTAGTTCAAGTTCTATTTTGACCAACGAAAAATAGCACTTGACAATCAACTATATTTTTGGTATAATTACAATTAAAAGTAAAAGATTAAGTTTACTAAGAAGGAGATTAAGCAATGGAAGCCGATGAAGTGGCACTAGAACTTGCAAAGCATGAAGCTGTCTGTGCGGAAAGATGGAAAACTGCATTTAACCGCTTTGACAATATAGATAAACAGGTAGCCAGAATAGAAACTATTATGATTTCTACTGTTGGTTGTTTGCTTGTTGGTGGAGCAGGTCTAATTATTACTTTGCTTAATATTCATTAGGAGAATTATATGTTAGATACTATATTTCTGGTATTAGTAGGAGTATTTATTGGGTGGAACTTACCACAGCCTACATGGGCAAAGTATGTACAAACAATGATTATGGGCTGGGTATCAAAAGTATCTAGTATGGTTAAAAAAGGCGAGTAATGCTCGCAGGATATGGAACAAAAGATATGAAGTCTAAAAAACAAGAAAAGGAAAAAGTTTATGAAAAAAACGGATTCTGGACATATGATGGTGCCAACAGTGGATTTAACACCAAAGAAAATGCTCTCGCAGCGCTTGAAGCAGGGAAAGGTCTCAGAAAAGGAAAGTCATCATAAACGATATCAAACTTGTTTAGAGTGTGAACACCTAAATAAGTTTTTTAAGTTTTGCAACCTTTGTGGTTGCTTTATGCCTCTCAAAACTAAACTTAGATGGGCAGAGTGTCCTGATGAGCCCCCTCGTTGGACATAGGAGTTAATATGGCATTAACAGCGAAGCAAAAGAAACTACCTAAAGCTCTACAGAGAGCTATTCTTGCTAAACAAAAAGGCATGGGCAAGAAGAAAAAGAAAAAACGTGGAAAGAAGAAAAGAAGTAGAGGCTAGTTGGCTAACTTATTTTCATTCCATTAAAGATGTCTGCCCTTGGAGTTACAATAGTTACAAGAAGGGCAGAATCTTAATTACAGATTTTAAAAAAGATAAAGTTATAAAAACTGAACAAAACTGGAACATTGATAATTATGACGCAGTAGTTTATATAACTAATATGTCAGTGAATAAATTAGATAAGTTTGTAGAGAAAAGAAACCGCAAACAAAAGTTATGTGAATATCTTTGGTCTCACCCAAGCTTTACAAAAGGTGGTAGTAGACAAACAATGCAACCAATAATTATTCAACAGGACAGAGCGTTCTTAACAGAACTTAGAGATAAGAGTGGCTAGAAAAAGAACTAGAAGAGCAAAAAAGAAAAGACCAGTACCTACTAATAAAGCTTTATATGCAAGAGTTAAAGCCGAAGCAAAAAGAAAGTTTAAGGTATACCCTAGCGCATACGCTAATGGCTGGCTTGTGAGAACTTATAAATCACGAGGTGGCAGATATAGAATGGGATAATGGCTATTAATAAAAGAAAACATTCAGCATTTTTAAGAAATAAACATGTGTATAAAAGTCCTGGACCAGCTAAAAAAGCAGCAACAAGATTAGGACTAAAAGGAATTCATTCACATGGTAGAGGCACAGCAAAAAGATTTATGCCAGGAAGTTCTCATACTGCATATAAAAATGCATTGAAAAAGAGGAAAAAATAATGGCAAAACCTAAAGGTGGATTAACTACTTGGTTTAAAGAAAACTGGGTAGACATTAGTCGTAAAAAGAAAAATGGTAAACACCCGCCTTGTGGGCGTAAAAAAGCGAGGACAGCAAGAGGAGGATATCCCAAGTGTGTCCCTCAGCGAGTAGCGGCAAAAATGACCGCAAATCAAAAAAAGTCGGCAGTCCGTAGGAAAAGAGCAAAAGCTCAAGGTGTTGGAGGAAAGCCCACCAACGTCAAAACATTCACTAAAAGGAGGCGCCGAAGAAGGAGATAACATGCAAGAGTTACTAGACGAGATTCGAAGAACTCATGAATTGGTAGAAAAACTTCAAACCAAATATGAACAGAGACTATTATGGAGTAAAGAACTTCAAAAGTCTTTAAAATTAAATAATACAACAGAAATTAAGAGGTTAGTAAATGTTGAAGAAAAATTGGCTAAAAATTAAAGAATACTTGAAAAAGTTCTGGAACATAATTATTGGAAACGATAAAAACTGGGACGGTAAAGTTGATATTCAAGATGACTTGATAAAAGCAAAAGAAAAAGCGCAAAGCGCTAATTAACGGAGAGAGCTATGGCTAGAACTGGAGGCTACTTAAGCGGACCAACAGGCGTTCACGGTACACAAAAAATTCGTAAGCATAAATTAAATCGAGGAGTAACTCGTGATATGAATGCAGCGGCAGGAGTATCTGTAAACTCAAAAAACCCAAACTCTATGGAAGCTTTTAGATATTCTGCAGCACCAAAAGGTATCGGACCTAGATTCGGTAAAACTGCAAACCCTAAAAGAGCAAAATTCCCTAGACGCAGAAGATAATTTATTATGGCAGAAACTATACACAAAAAACAAGCATGGCTAGATGAAATGGCAGCTATAGTACAAAAAGATATTACTACTTTAGAAGTGCTACAGAAAGCTAGAAAACTTAATAAAAAGGAATCTAATTTCCTACAACTATGTAGTGCTTACTTGTACTTATACAAAATGGCTGAACTCAAGGAATTTTTAAGTCCTGTACTGAGTGAAGATGAAGATGAGACTAATTTCGAGACAATACATTGATTGAAATTAGTAGAAGTGATATAGTTTCTGACTATCTTATGGAATTTGATGATGAAAGATTCATTAAACTTCCTATAGAATCATACCTAGAGTTATTAGGCATAGAACCTAATAGTTCTCAAACTGCACTTATCAATGCAGTTAGTAACCCCAAATATAGATTTATATGTGCCTCTGTTGCTAGACGACAGGGTAAAACTTATATTTCAAATATCATCGGACAGTTAGTATGTCTTGTACCGAACAGTCATGTACTACTAATGTCACCAAACTACTCACTATCACAAATATCTTTTGATTTACAAAGACAACTAATTAAACACTTTGATTTAGAAATGTTACGAGATAATGCAAAAGATAAAGTTATCGAACTATCAAATAATTCTACAATTCGTATGGGGTCAATCAATCAGGTCGATTCAGTAGTTGGTAGAAGTTATGATTTAATTATATTTGATGAAGCAGCACTAACTGATGGTAGAGACGCTTTTAACGTAGCGCTAAGACCTACACTTGATAAAGAACAATCAAAAGCAATTTTTATATCTACTCCTAGAGGTAGAAATAATTATTTTGCAGAGTTTTATTATAGAGGATTTACAGATGAATTTCCTGAGTGGTGTTCAATAAAAGCAACTTACCATGAAAATCCTAGAGTATCAGAACAAGATATTATAGAAGCAAAGAAAGGAATGTCTGAAGCAGAGTTTTCACAAGAGTACTTAGCAGACTTTAATGTATTTGAAGGTCAAGTTTGGAGTTTCAAACATGAAGAATGTATAGCAGACTTAAAAGAGTTTGATACTTCAAAAATGGACGTATTTGCTGGACTTGATGTTGGGTATAAAGACCCTACAGCATTTTGTGTAATAGCGTATGACTGGGATTCAGAGAAATTTTACTTAGTAGATGAATATCTAAATAGTGAAAGAACTACTGAACAACATGCTGCTGAAATACAAAAATTAATTGATAAATGGGATATTGACTATATCTATATTGATTCTGCAGCAGCACAAACTAGATTTGACTTTGCACAAAATTATGACATTAGTACTATAAATGCAAAGAAATCAGTACTAGATGGTATCGGACATGTTGCAGCTGTAGTAGATAACGATAAACTTATTGTAGACCAAGGTTGCAGAGAATCTCTTATGGCATTAGACCAATATCAATGGGACCAAAATCCTAATTTATTAAAAGAAAAGCCAAAACATAATCAAGCATCGCATATGGCTGATGCAATTCGATATGCCTTGTATACGTTTGAGACTACAGCGACAAGTTTTTAAGACCCCTATTAAAAATACCTCTTGACATTATATGTGATTTTTGTTATAATTCTAAAAAGAGTAAAAATAATGAATTTAAAGAGAGATTTAGTTAAATATGTTCGAGACAAGGCTAAATCAAGATACCGTAAGAATCCTGAATGTTATATCTGCGGTGAAACTGAAAATTTAGATTTTCATCATTTCTTTGGACTCACAGAACTTTTAGAGCATTGGATTCAGAAACAAGGTATAAAAGTTGAAACCGAAGAAGATATATTAAGTGTTAGGGAATTATTTATAGAAAAGCACGAAAAAGAACTTTACGATGAAGCTGTGACGCTGTGCCATATGCATCATTTACGATTACACTCAATTTACGGAAAACGACCTAAATTAGTCACGGCAATGAAACAAAAAAGATGGGTTGAAAAACAGAGAGTAAAATATGGCGTGGTATGACAGATTTTTAGGTATTGAGACGGAGGAAAAATTAAATCCATCTCAATATACAATCGCTAGAGACGAAGGTCTCTCTGTTGATACTCGAGAAATAAAATCAAACTATCGTTCAGCGTATGAACAACTAGAAGTAGTAAATAGAGCTGTAAATATGATAGTTGATGATGTAGCAGAAATACCTTTCTCTGTTAATGCAAAGTTAAGAGGAATGGCACCTGTTGCAAAAGATATTAGAAGGTCAAAAGTAGATATACTACTAAATAGAGCACCAAATCCTTTTCAAGATGTTAGTGCTTTTAAAAGAAATTTAGTTATCGACCTTATAATAGATGGAAATATATTTATCTACTATGATGGTGCTCACCTTTACCATTTACCAGCAGATAAAGTTAAAATCTATACTGACGATAAAACTTTTGTAGAAAAATATGAATTTGATTCAACGATAGAATATTCAGTTAATGAGATAATTCACATTAAAGAAAACAGTTTTAATTCAATTTATAGAGGTGTACCAAGATTGAAACCAGCGTACAGAACAATGGTTCTCTTGGACAATATGAGAAGTTTTCAAGATAACTTCTTTAAAAATGGAGCAGTCCCTGGATTAGTATTAAAGAGTCCAAATACTCTTTCTGAAAAAATAAAAGAAAGAATGTTACAAGCTTGGAGCATGAGATACAATCCTAAAACTGGAGGTAAAAGACCTTTAATTCTTGATGGTGGACTTGAAGTTGATGATTTAACTAAAGTAAACTTTAAAGAATTAGACTTTCAAGAATCTTGCAGAGCAAATGAAAAAGTTATACTAGAAGCGTTAGGAATACCACCAATCCTTATGGACGGTGGTAATAATGCTAATATTAGACCAAATCATAGGCTTTATTACTTAGAAACTATATTACCTATAGTTAGAAAAGTATCGCATGCTTTTGAAAGATTCTTTGGTTTTGAACTCTTGGAAGATGTAACCAGAATTCCTGCGTTACAACCTGAGTTACGAGACCAAGCTGCCTACTATGCAACTCTTGTTAATACAGGGATAATTAGCCCGAATGAAGCAAGAGAAGCATTAGGCAAAGAACCAGTTGATGGATTTGATGAACCAAGAGTACCAGCTAATATAGCAGGTTCTGCGGTAAATCCCGAAGAAGGTGGAAGACCACCACAAGACGAGGAGAATATAGATGGCGAATCCTAAAATGAAAACATTAACAATTCTTGGTGATTACTTTAAAAAGAAAGGAAAAATTCTTTCTATTACAGAGTATCAAGAACAAGATGACGCTCCTGTTAGAGTTGCAATAGTTAAAAGAACTTTTAGCTCTTGGGCTCGTATGGTCGGCATGTTAAATCACACCTTTCCTTCATTGGAAGCTGAGATTAACAAACCAAAAGTCGCACCAAAGAAAACAGTTGCAAAAGCCACTAAGAAGAAAGGAGCTTAATTATGAATAAAATATTTCATTATACTTCTACTTTTAAAACTTTAGGCGAACAAGATGATGGTAGTATAGACATTAAAGGGTCTGCTAGTACTAATGGTCTTGATAGAGCTGGAGATATTATCGAAAGTGATGCCTGGACTAAAGGTGGTTTAGAAAACTTTAAAAATAATCCTATTATATTGTTTAATCACGACTATAATAAACCTATTGGCAGAGCCACAGGTTTAGAAGTGAATAATAAAGGATTAGATATCTCTGCGAAGATATCTAAAGCAGCGGGCGATGTTAAAGATTTAATTAAAGATGGTGTCCTTGGAGCTTTTTCTGTTGGTTTCAGAGTGAAGGACGCTGATTATATGACCGAAACCGACGGATATAAGATAAAGGACGCTGAACTTTTTGAAGTTTCTGTAGTATCAGTACCTTGCAATCAGGGAGCAACATTCTCTCTAGCAAAGTCTTTTGATAATATGGACGACTACGAGGAGTTTAAGAAGAATTTTGTAAAGGCTAACTCAATGGACTCAGCAGACGCTGTTGAAATTGAGCAGCCAAGCGAGGAGAAATCCTCAAATTTGGAGAAAAATATGTCTGAAGACAATAAAACAACTCCTGAAGGCTTTGACCTTGAAGCATTTGCAAAACAAGTAGCAGAAGATACTGCTGCTAAAATTGCTATGCAACAAGCTGAGCAGAAAGCCAAAGAAGCTGCTGAGGTAGAGGAAAAATCTGCTGAAGAAGCTGAAGTAAAGGCTGCTGAAGAAGCAAAGCAGGAAGAACAGAAAACAGTTGTAACATCAGTTATGACTGGAGCTGAAAAGTTAATTTCTGATGTTGAAGATAGAGTTCTTAACAAGCACGAAGATTTAGAGACTGTAATTAAGTCTTTAGAAACTGAGTTAAAAGACAGAAGTGCTGAAATAGAAGCTATGAGAGAATCTAAAAGGGTTTTCTCCGACAGAGGAAACAGTGACTGGAAAAAAGCATTTGAAGCTGACATTATGGACGCAAAAATGTTAGGTCTAGCTACTGGAAAAGGTTTTGAAACTGACTTAGCCAAAGGTGTGATGGAAAAAGTAAATGCCATGTCTGGTGTTGCTGTTTCATCTGCTGATTTTGAGCAAGTTGTTTCAACTAACATTGAAAGAGATATCCAGAATGAATTAGTATTAGCACCTCTATTTAGAGAAATACCAATGACTTCTGCAACTCAAATCATCCCAATCCTACCTGACTCTGGTTATGCAGAATTTACTGCTAACCAAGCTGCTAGTGGTAGTTCACCACATGGTAACTTAGCTCAGAGAGGAGACGCATACAACCCAGGTTCAGCGGGTGGTATCGATATGACTGAGAGAACACTCTCAACTAAAAAATTAATCTCTAAATCATTCATTGGTAATGAGACTGAAGAAGATGCAATTTTGCCTATTCTTCCGTTAATTAGAGAGTCAATGGTTAGGTCTCATGCTAGAGCAATTGAAAATGCTATCTTAGTAGGAGATGACGCTGATGGTGCATTCGGAACTTCTGGAGCATCTTTTGAAGGACTTTGTCACTTAGCGGCAAACGATTCAAACACTACACAGCCTAGTGGTACATTTGCTGCTACTGATGCTGTTACTGCAGCTGACTTACTAGCTTTAAGAAAAGCAATGGGTAAATATGGTGTTAACCCAAGTGAAGTAGTTTACATAGTATCTCAAGATGTATACTATAACTTGTTACAAGATGCTGAGTTCCAAGATGTGAACTTAGTTGGTGACATGGCTACTAAACTAAGCGGAGAAATCGGACAAGTATTTGGTTCAAGAGTACTTATCTGTGACGAGTTTGCTGCTAAAGCTCACTCTAAATTCAACTCTGTAGCTGTATACCCAAGAAACTACGTAATGCCTAGATTAAGAGGCGTTACAGTAGAGTCTGACTACGATGTCGAAAACCAAAGAAGAGTCCTAGTGGCTTCTCAAAGATTAGGTTTCTTAGACCTAATTGATGGTGCTGACTCAGTACAAGCTCTTAAGTACAAATCTAACTAATAGATTGATATGGCTCGAGGGGAGCCTTATCCCCTCACTTATAATTATGGCAGTATCACAAGGCGGAACAAATTTGATAACATTAGCACAGTACAAAGATTTTGCTGGGCTCAATGGCGTGTCGGAAGATGCGAAATTGAATGTTATCATTCCGTCTGTGAGCCAAGCCGTAAAAACATATTGTGGAACTTCGTTTGTAGACTTTTATAGCTCTGCTAAAACGGAGTTCTTCGATATAAAAGATAATCATACTACTGCAATAATGCTAGATGAAAGTCCAATAGTATCTATAACTTCAGTCCAAGAAAGAGATGGACAAGCCAGTGCATATGTGACCCTCATATCCGAAAATTCTGATGGAAGTGGCAAATATGAATTCACTGTAGATGAAGAAACAGACACTATATTTAGAACTGAAGATACTGCTGATAAAGCTTTTCCGAAAGGAAGAAAGGCAGTAAAAGTAGTTTATAAAGCAGGATACGCAAGTACTCCTGGAGATTTAAAACTAGCACTTTTTGACTTAGTAAAATATTACTTAAAAGATGAAAGAAAAGAAAGACTTTCTATAAGTGGAGCTCAGATTAGTAACCAAGTTACTACCAGCCTAAGAGAAAACATTGGCTTTCCTGACCACATAAAAAGGATTCTTGATTTCTATAAATTGTACAAATAATGGCAATATCAAATATAACAGATAGATTTAATAAGATTATAACACAAGCTCAAGCTAAGTTTGCCAGACCTTATATGAAAAATACTCAAGCAGCTTTAGGTAAAGGTAAAATTCTTATGCTTCAAATTGAAATTGGAGGAGATGCCTTAGTACAAAGTGGTATCGAAGGAATTCAGAATATTATTGACGATAATACTCCAGGACAGGAATTAACACCTGAAGGAGTACAGTTTCTTCAAACTTCTAATCAACCACATATTTGGGCAAAAATAATAAACGATAAACTAAAAGAAATTGGAACATCAAAAAGAATTGGAAATGCTATTCAAGGAATTAAAAGTAATGCAGAATTAAAAAAGACAGAGTCTCCTAAGGGCTATTATAGAGGAAAACCTTTTTATAAAAAAGACGGACAGGCAAATGCTATAACACTTATTACTTTTGGGGTAGGAGATGGCAAAGGCGGTCTTACTGGTAAAGTTGACGAACAGATTAGAAAGGCGATTAATAACATAGCACAACATATGTATGAAAAATGGTTTGATGCTGCATTAGGTCAACCTGGTCAAGGAAATCTATTTGTGAGAGCAGGTTTTAGAGATAATATTGGAACAAGCACTAGAAAGAAAGAGCAAACTTTTCGACAAAAATTTAAAGAAAAATTTCGACAAGAACACGCATCTGATACAACAACAGCTTTATTTGCTTTAAATAATATAAGAAATCAATCATTAGATTATAACGGAAGTTATAAATTTCAACTATTTGATGTTCAAAATGCTGTATTAGATAAGACTGGAGTTGATTGGCAACAAGACATTAAAAAAGAAGGATTTAAATATACAATAGATAGTAAAATTAAATTTAGAATTGGACCAAATCCAAGACTACCTACTGATATGACAGGTCCAGGTGGTGGTGTTAAAAAACTAGCAGAAAAGTTTATTAAAAAAGAAATTCTTGCAGAAGCACAAGCAAAAGGAGAAATACCAACAGGTGTGCCTGGGACTGGTGCAAATCTAGGGGGTCTTTTTTCTTTAGATTTTATGGCAAGTGTGCCACCTAGAAAACAAATAGCAGATGATGCTGTAGTTACAATAGCAAAAACAATAAAAAAGAATTTAAAAAGTAAAAAGAATTTAAAAGTAACAACAAAAATAAAAGCTAAACCTTTAAAAAGTAAAGGAAGAAAAGCAAAAATTAAAACCAAGTCAAAAGGAAGAATAAGTCTTGGCGGAGCAACAGTAGCGGTAGCAGGTAAAATAGCTTCTAAAGGTAAAGGTGGTCGTTCACCAAGACCTAAAAATGCAGATGCAACATTAGATATGTTGAAACTGAAAAAACAAATTAATAAAAGACTACCAACAGCTGTGAAACAAAATATGGGACGCCCTGCTTTAATAAATCAAACTGGAAGATTTGCAGAGAGTGCAGAAGTTGTAAGAATAAAACCATCAGCAAAAACACTTGTAGCTGATTATACTTATCAACTTAATCCATACGAAACTTTTGAAAATACAGGCGATAAACAATGGCCTGCAGGATATAATCCAAAACCTTTAATAGCAAAAAGTATTAGAGAAGTAGCACAAGCAGCTGTAGATGAAAAATTTATACTTAGGAGAGTTTAATGTCTACAGAGTATAGGACAAAGCGTAGAAAAATTGTAGACGCTTTAGTCGATAAAATGAAATTAATAAATGGGCAGCACCCTTATAACTCAAATGTTTTTAATAATGTTAAGGGAAAAATGCTGTTCTTAGACGAGATTGAAGAATATCCAAAAGTCTGTGTAATAGCAGGCGATGAAGTTAGAGAGTATCAAACTGCTGGCTTCAAATGGAGATTTTTAACAGTAAATATAAGAGCATACGTTCGTAATGAAGAAGATGCTCAAGAAGAATTAGCAACGCTATTCGAAGATATCGAAAAGATTATCGATGAAAGCGATGCTTTAGTGTACGACACTAGCATAATACCTAATGGTACTACAACGTCAATGACGATAGATAGTATTACTACTGATGAAGGAGCAATCGCTCCTCTGGGTATAGGGGAAATGTCGGTAACCGTACGATATTAAGAAACGGCGAAGCAGATAATTATCTAGCTAAGCCCTTTCAATGTGATAGGAGATAAAAATGGCACTTAATCTATCAAGAAAT